ATCAGAGAGAGATCAAATGTTATTGATGAAAATGATGAATGAGAAAAAGGGTTCACTGTTACAGTCCGTTAAAACACCCGCAAATAATTTAACAAATATTTTAGAAGTTAGTGAAGAACCCAAGGAAACTGAGGGAGAAGAGAAAAAAGAAGGTTCATCGAGTGGTGGCGGTGAAACAAAAACAATTACAATCAACACTACTGATTAGTGCGCTGCGATTTTTATAAAAAATTGACTTAAAAATATAATGATAAGAATATGTATATTCAAAATTTTACGATGTCGAATACTAATCAAAACATGAGTAGTCTAATATCTTCTGTTTATAAATCGAGAAGAACGTTGTTGGACTTGATGAAAAAACAGGACTATAATATAGACGAATATGACAACTTTTCCATTAATGAAGTAAATTCTATGTATAAAAACAAACAACTGGATATGTTGTTGGAAAAAAACAATGCGTCAAATTCAGTCACGGGTAGGAAAAACAAAATCTACATACGTTATTATTTGGGAAAGTCATCGTTGCGTCTTCAAAACATACAAGACATGGTAGATGATTTATTTCAACTGGAGGAGGTGTTGACAAAAGACGACATTTTGATGATTGTAACCAAAGATGAAATGAATGAGACCATGTCTGCTATTTTGAAACAATTTTGGGAGCAAGACGGGATTTTCATTGTTATTCAATGGATTAAGCGTCTTCAGTTCAATATTTTGGAACATAGCTTGGTTCCAGAACATCGTGTGTTGAATGAGGATGAACTTACAGTTGTAAAAAACAGGTATACTATCTTGGAGAATTCCCAGTTCCCAGAAATATCGCGATTTGACCCGGTTGCCCAAGTGATTGGAATTCGTCCTGGGCAAGTTTGTGAGATAATTCGTCCAAGTAAGACTGCGATTCGTAGTTATTATTATAGGGTTTGTGTATAAACCAACCACCTTTGGAAAAGGTGGTGCCAAAGTTTGTGTGATTATTTGTTCAAGTAAGACTGTGAGCACTATTTGTTATTATAAGGTGTTTATAAAACCACATTTGGAAAATATTGTCACGAACAAAAACAAGTAAATTTTTTATTTTAAGTATAAATAAATCCATAGACATATTCTCCTTCATTTGGATACAAGGTTCCGCAAAGTTTATCCACCCAATATTCGCCGAAGTTATACCTCTGATCTTTATGATGTAGTAAATGATGGTTCCCTGTCAACCAAGAACATCTATCATCATGTCGCATCAGTCCTCGAATAGAAATAATTGTATAGGATATTACCAAACTATGCGCTGATAGTCCAACCGTAAAACAAGGAATCAATAGTCCAAGTTGTTGAACGATATTTTCAATTGTGTGCGCGTTGTGAGCATCCGAATAAGTAATCGTATTATATTTCGGATTATGATGAATTTTATGTATAAAATATAGGTTCTTGTTATGTAAAATTACATGAGATATGTAAAACCATGCGTCATAACATAAAATGTAATAGAATACATGAAACGCAAGGTCAAACATTTATACTATATTGCCAAAAAAACAAAAATAATAATATCTCTCAGTTATTCAAATGAGTAACGCTCAAATATATATAGACCATTTTAAACAAAACGCAACGAATTTAGAAACCTATAAAAGTCAATTTGAAAGTATGTTGGGCGATTTCAAGAAGGCGTATATATTATATCAAACTTCCCCGAATTATGGCGACTACGCAACCAACTACGCCTATTATACTGGAAATATACAAACCATTAATTCAAACTTGTTTACAACAAAAAATAGCATTCAAAGTGACCTGGTGAGTTTATCCACTGACACGAGCAATTTGAATGATAAACTGGTAGACGAAAAGAAAAAATATGCAACTTTACTTCAAAAAAAAGAAAACATAGAAGGTTCTGTAAATGGTTCCAATGAAATGATTTCCAATTCAAAGGAAATTTACAAGTCGCAATATATATCAAACTGGATGATGTTTTTATCTATTTTTATTTTGTCTGGTTTTATGGCGACGACGTTTCGTAAAAAATGATTTGTTTTTGTTTTTGTTTTTGTGTTGTGTTTTTCTTTTTCCCCACCCCTTTTTATGACTACTTCGTCTCAATATTCTCAGTTCTCTATCGGTCACATTGTCAGATTTAAACCCAACATTCGAACAACTAAAGTCAACAATGATTATGTGTTTAACTCCGTTACTGTATAAAAATGCTAATAAATCTGACATAAACAAATGATTCGAATTTCTCTCTGCTCTCACATTTATTCCTGGAGCGTCCATTAAATTTGGAACGCCTGAAACATTTATCATATTTATTTTGTTATAGTAATCATCTTCGTAAAGAATTGTTGCTGTTTTTACTGTAAATTCTTTATTTGGTATCATTGTTCTTCCTGTGTTTTCATATGTTTTTGTCCAAAACATTTTGGGTTTTTGAAAAATTGCGAATTCACCCATTTCTTTTATCTCTTCCATCTCTTCGCTGCTAACGTGTTTTAGTTTTTTATCATTTCTTACACTCGTTTCATACGTTTTTACGCGCGAATCATCTATTTTTTTTAATTTTTTTGACATTTTATCTGTAATGCGATCTAATTCATGTTGTTTTAATCCACGGTTTTGTATGTGTGCGCGATATTCAGCAAACACGGTTTGGATGGTTTCAATATAAGTTGGATTCATTTCTTCGTCATGATAAAATGTAACTCCGACTGGCGCCGCGGTTACAGTTCTTAGAGTATTATCTTCCTCATCGGTTACTTCATTCAAATTAAATTCGGCAATTCTTCTCTCTTCATCAAGGTCATAACCTCCATGAGTCATTATTGCCAAAACTACTGTTTCGGGATAAAGATTTGTATCCATCTCCTTTTGGATATATTATATAAAGATACATTTTTTCCGTAGTTATCAGGGAAAAAATGTGTCTAGTTAATAGTAAATGGGAAACACAATTTCAATACCGTATAATTTACGCGACGAAAATCAATTGTCTTTACTAGAAGTAATTGACAATAAACTCCGTGCGCAATTACAAGAAGAAAATGAAAAGAAACAATCTTTTAGAAATCTTCTGTCAAAGAAAAGGACGACTGTTTTTCCAGAAACAGTTTTGTTTGAGAAAAACCCCCAATAAATCTGCCTTCATAAAACACCATCGGAAATGTTTTGTATGGTTCTTCAATTTGCGCAGCGCGTTGTATGAAGTTCAAAAACAGCGTTTTAGAAGATTCGTCTGAAATATATTCAGTTGAGTCTATGTAAAAAGGTTCCCTTTGTTGCTCTCTCAATAGTTCTTTCACTTTATCACAAAAAGAGCATCCTTGTTTCGTATAAATTGTATATTGGTTTGTTTCGGTTGACGGCGTCGGTGGTTGTGAATTACTATTGCTAGGGGGAACCCTCGGACTGCGTTGCTGACCCTTGCCCCCTCCACACCCTTCGGGGAATTCTAATTCCTTACCTTTTCCCATGATAAGATTTCTTGAATAAAAACTGTTATAATCTTCCTGGGTTCCAGGTGGACAATGCTGACTATTGCTCATATAATAATAATACGTAGATAACCTTAAGTTATTATAGTGAATTTGTTTTGTTTTTTTAAAATAGAAAACAATTATATGTTTCGTTTTTGGTTGAGTACAAACAAAAATCAATTTAAAATAAGCGATGATGTTGAAAAATATATCAAACAATCACACGCGGACTTTTTAAGAAAACTTGAAACGCGTGTTTTGTCTTACGAGAGAAATAAACGTGTTGTTAAATTTTTATAAACAATGTTAACGGTTACCCAAAATGGGATTTGTAGCGAATCATAAGAAGTTTTAAAATATCATTACACATTTTCAAGTGAGACTTATAGTTATTTAACCTATTAAATTATCAGGAGGGGTCGCAGGGGTTGCTGCGCAGTCCTGGGTTCCCTGCTAATTTTTATAATGGTAATATAACAATGAGTAGTGACAAATTGAATTCATCCATTCTTCAATTACAAACTCTTGAAACAGAGTTTAGCAACGTTATGACACAATACGAACTCGCCTATATGAATTATATAAACTCATTGGGTTCGGGCAAAGATTCTTCCAAAAAATTCGTAACTCTTCCCAAACGCGCGTTTTATGGTTCTGGTAGCGTAAATAACGTAAATGTTCAAACCTCGGAACAATGTGTAAGTGCTTGTTCGGCAGACACAACATGCACTGGGGCGACGTTTAATAGTCAAGCGCACTCATGTATGTTGCGAAATGGCGCGGGTCCAGTTATTTCCGCAGATGATAATACAAGTGCCATTGTTCTTGAACTCGCACAAAATGCGAATATTTTACAATTGTTAAATCAAAAACTAATTTCTCTCCACGAACAAATGTCAACCTTGCTTTCTTCCTTGTCTCCAGAAATCCAACAACAAATTCAAGAAAAGAACATGAATAAACAAAATTTAGAAACGCAATACCAAATGTTGATGGATGAACGAAATAAAATACGGTCGTTAGTTCAAGAATATGAAGACTTAAGTCAATCTTACAATGACACCTACGCACAAACTCAACAAGAGAATTCACAATATATATTTTATGTTATTGTTACCATACTTCTTGTGATTTATACTATAAAAACCATGGTTTTTCCCAATGTTGTATCGTTTCCTTTTAAGGGATTATTTTGGTTGCTTGTTTTTATTTCAGTTATTATTTCTCTCTTGATGAGACAAAACCCCGGTAATTTTTTCTTGATGTGTCTTTTGTTTTTATTTATTGTTTTGGCCAGATTGAAAGTTATACCTACACCCTAGTTTTCGCAAACTACTTAAATAATAGAGCGCCATTGAGGGAGTTGCGTGCAGCAACGTTCCACCGGTATCCCAAAAATGTGATTTTTTAAAAATCATAAGAGTTTTTAGATTAAAGTTTAAAATATCATTACGATTTTTCGAGTGAGACTTAAAAGTTATATAAATACTCGGTTAATAGGAGGGGTCGCAGGGGAACCTGGGTTCCCTGCTAGTTGCGTGGGTGCCCCCGTGTTTTATATTATTTCATTATTATAGACATATAATAATGAATGCCACGGAATTTGCGTCATTTAGACAAGGAAAAACGTTTCATGAACGCCAAAAAAATATAAAGACAAATCCAAAATATCTTTCCTTAGGAAAAGATACAGGACATATTGTCCCGTCAACTAAGAATACTAATCTGAAAAATAAGAAAGAGGGGTTTACTACGTCTACAAATGCGGTTCAACAAACAAACACCTTATTAAATAAATCCAATAATTTAGTTCAACAAAGTATGTCGGAAATATCTAATTTACAAAAACAATTCAACGATGTATTGAATCATTATGAGGCGAGTCAGAGCAGTGTTATGACAAAAACACATTCCTACATTGAAAAAAATCAAAACGGTGGAACGTCGTTCTTAGGAAAAAATGTGTACGTAAATTCTGTTGTGAAAGACCCATCTGCCAAATACGTGGGTTGTTACGCTGACAACAATTCGCGCGCAATGACTACGGCAGTGAATGGTGGTAGTCAAACATATTCCTTTCAAACATGCATGAACGCCGCATTAGACGCGGGAAGTAGTCTCTTTGGTCTTCAAGACGGGACGGACGGAAACGCACAATGTTTTCTTAGCAATGACGTAAAGACCACACAAAAATACGGCGTAGCCGTCAATCAAAACTTGGTTGCTCTATGGTCGAGTGAAACTGCTGGGTCAGGTTCTGGGTCAGGAAACACCGTACAATTAACCACAACAGGGCAACTTGTAGTGAAATCCGCTTCCGGCAACATCTTGTATAGTTCACCGAATGCGCCGCCCGATTGCGTGAATAGTGGTGGCGTAAGCAACATTCAAGCAACTTATGGTGGAAATTGCCACGCTCCCATTGGAAATGTCACGGACAAAGTAAATAGTATTATTCAAGGTGGTTCAAACATGATTCCAATTTCGAATGGAACTTTTGGAGACCCCGCAGTCGGTTGTGGAAAGTCCTTTGATATTTCGTATCAATGCGGAAACGCACCCATCACAAAACATATTGACTACGCAGAAGGTCAAACGTATAATGTGAATTGCCAAACACAAATGAATGCTTGCAAGTTTTTCTTGACACTTCAGTCCGACGGGAACATGTGTATTTATCGTGGGACACCTGGCGCCCCTGTTTCCGGCGCCGTATGGTGCACCATGACAAATGGAAAACAACAAGACTCGAATCCAAACTGGATTGCGTCCAAAGGAAAATACGGAGTTTCTTATATTTTATCTGGTCAAGCATTAGGTTCAGGCGAATTCATCGGTTCAGATGACGGAAAATTACAACTGATTATGCAAACGGATGGCAACTTGGTGTTATACGCGTCCACAGTTACCAGTGGTTGTAAAAAAGGCGGTGATGGAAAAATGTATGGAGGAGGGTGGGTCAACGCGGTATATCAATTGAGTGATATCGGTAGTTCAAGTGTTGTGGGACAAATGGGTTACGTCAATGATAAAAACCAACTATCTGTATATCCGTCTTCTATGTTGGATTATAG